GCTAAATCATGAGGTGTACCATAAGATTTACCTGTTGCTACTGGGTCATTACCTTCAGCTTCAATTTGAGCTACTCTAAATTTACGTTTAGCATCTTCTCTAACTAGATCTCTGTATTCATCATATTGGTCTTCACTAAAGTGATAAACATTATGATAAATCCAATCTGAAGGTACTAAACCTTGTTCTAATAACGAACCTGCTAATTCAGATTTTGATTTTAGTAATTCAATTTTTTCTTGTTCAAATATAATTGAAGGTGTTTGCATTGATAATTCAAAATTAGTCAATGACTGATCAGTATATCCTTGAGTATATAAATGAACTAATGCTATTTTATTTAATTCTGATAATACGATCTTTTGTATTCTATCAATTGTACGAGCAAATCTAATATCTTCAGCAGCTAATGTAGCTTTACCTTCTGTTGTTTCATCATATCCTAAAAATGCTTTAGGAATTTTTAATGCTGCAAATAATTTATCTCTTAAATATTCTACGTCTTGAATACCATCATATGATAAACCTGGTGTAGTATCTATTTTAGTTGCATTATCATTTCCTCTAACTGGTATGTAGAAATCTTCTAACATGTTTTGCATGTTATATTTTAAATTATACTCACCTGTTTTTTCATCCATATATGGAGTACGTTTCATACTTGAAATAGTTTTCTGCATAAATGCTTCTACTTCATTAGGTGGTATAGCTCCAACATTTACATAAAATATTCTTTTTTCTGGGGCACGAGCAATTCTATGAATTAACATTGCATCTTCCATTAATGAATATTGTTTGTATAATTTTCTTGCTGGTTCAATATATGATCTACCATAAGGAAGATAATTAACATCTGCTACCATTCTAAAGTGAGCCATTTCGTAATTATCATAAGTAATACCTGAATTATCATCAGGACCTCCTTGATTAGGTACATTATAGTAACCATAAGAACTACCAGCAAATCCGTCTGGGTTCCATTTATATTTTACTTCTGATGGATTTTCTGGGTTTTGTCCTTCTATTCTTTCAATATGATAAGCTGTATAAGGTATTACATTATAAACACCAAATTTTTCAGCAATTTCTAATTTTAAGAAAAAATCACCGTATTTACACATTTGTCTAATCCACATCCATAGATTAAATTCAATGTTTAAAACGTCATAAAATAAATTGTATAATATTTTTTGTATATCTTCACTTGAACTTCTAATTTGAAGTACTTCACCCATGTCATTTTTAAGTGTAGATTCATCTGATATAATATCTAATGCTGAAGCAATGATAGCATCTTGATCCATTACATCATATTCAGAATATAATTGAGTTCTTAAATATTGATAATTTAAATTGAATTGAGCACCATAAAGTGAAGTTGGTGCTGTGGAGTAAACTCTATTAAAACGGTCTACTAAAGCATTAGTTTCATATTCACCACTACTTTGTATATGTCCTGAATCTATAGTTTTTACTTGATTACCTCCTACGTTTCTGATTACTACATCAGTGGAAAATAATCTCCTTAATCTATCGAATACACTTGTATTTGCCATGTTTGTATATAATTATTGTTATAAATATTGCTAAAATAGCCAACTAATGTCCTCTTTACCATCTGGTGTATCTACACTATACGGATTTCTGACTTTGTTACCAGTTCCGTAACTTCCTTGGTAAGGAGTTCTATTAACTTGCATATTACTTAAAGCTTGTTTTGTTATGTCTATTCCTCTTTGTCTAAATTTTAATGCCGTATCTCTAATATACATTCCTATACTAAAAGCCATAACTAAATCATCGTTATAACCTGATTGAGCTTCTGGTCTTCCATTACGCCATATAAAAGTTTTCATTTCTTCTATCAATCTTTTTGATTGTATTGTTACACCTTTATCACTTATATATTCCTGAAATTTACCTATTACCATTGGTCTTGTTCTTGTTGACATAGTAAATCCAGGAACCATTTTAGAATGATCTTGATATTTATCAAAATACGAATTAACATTTGCTTGGTCACTCTTTTGTGAATAGTAAAGGTTTTGGTATTGTCTATCAATTACTGTTTGTATAGTAGCCCACCCAATATTAGCATTTTCTATTACTAACATTGCTTCATTATATTCTGTAGCTATTCCTACTAATAAATTTCCATATTCTTTAGTACCAATTTGTCCTTTATATTCAGCTACTTGAACATTATTTTCTGTATCTATTACATGAAATGCCGAATAATCTTTACCATCACCTCTAGATACATCAGCTACTACTACATAATTTCTTGTATAATCAGCTGGTTCCCATACCCATAAATTTTGGTCTGCACCTCTTTTTTCTAATGGATCTTTAATATAAGTTTTTTCATAAAAATCTATTAATTCAGGATAAAATACTATATCACCAGAAGTACTAAAATCACAATCACATTCTTGAGCTGCCATTCTAGGATCACCTAGTAATTCATCTTGTCTTTTTCTCCATGCTTCATCTCTTTCAGGGTGTACATACCAAGGCAATTTAATAGGTAAGAAATCATTTTCACCTGCTTCTGCTCTAGCCCATGTTTGGTGAAACCAATTACCAGTACCATAAGGTGTACTTAAAGCAATACAACCACCACCAGTTGCTAGTGTTTGTTGAGCTGAAGCCCAAATTTCTCCAATATTATCAATAAAAGCTGCCTCATCAATTAGTAGTAATGATACTGCTTCTGATCTACCAGCATCACTACTTGCAGATGTTGCTTTAATTTGGGATCCATTTTTTAGCCGTAAATTTAATTTATTATTTTCAGAAGCATCAATTTTAAGCCATGAAGGTAGATTTTCATACATGAATTTTACCTTTGTAACCATGTTTTTAGCTGTTTCTTGCTTTGTTGCAATACAAAGGATATTTTTGTCTTTATGGAACGTCATTAACCATAATGATAATCCTGCTGATAGGGTAGATATACCTAACTGTCTAGATTTTAAAATAATAGAATAAGGATTATCTCTAAGTAACGTTAATACTCTTTCTTGAAATGGGAATAAATTAAATTGAATTCTACCTCTTTGTGGATGCTGGATATAACAGTATTTTCTCATAAAATGTACAGGATCCTTTGCACACTTTAAGTATTCGCTTCTTATTACTTTTTTTATATCCTGACCCATATTATTTAGCTAATAACAATACTAATCCTCCAACTACTAATGCACCTGAACCTAATTGGAACAATTTTGTTCTTGCTTTTTGTTTTTTCAAATCAGTTTGTAGTTTTAAAGATAGCTCTTGTGACATAGCTAATTGGTCTGATTTTGTAATTAAAATACTTTCAAAATTCATAACACTTTTATTTAGATTAGTAATAATACTATCTTTTAAAACAATTTTATTTTCTAATAAATTTAATTTATTACTTAATAAACTTAACTCTTCTTTCGCTCCGTCTCCTATTACTAAGTCTTTAATTACGAGCTTCGCTATTGGTACTTTCAGTCGAATCGATTTTTCTGTATCGGTCTGTGAAAAACTTGAGAAGCTCATCATCATTAAAATTATCAACGGAATTAACTTTTTCATTTACTCTATATTTTAAAGTGACAATCTTTTTATCTTGAGATTCAATTTCTGAATCTAATTTTACAATTTCTTGATTTAATGTATCTATCTTATATACTAAATCATCATTTATATGGTGCAAAGAATCAACTTTTGCTTCCAATGCTTCTATCTTAGAATTATAATCATCAACATATTCTTCATCTCCTAAAAATACAAAATAAACTAATGTACTTAATAAGATAACGATTATAGTATAGGCAATTATTCTTTCTTTGTTAGACGACATCCTTTTCTAATTTTGCAACTAGTGATTCTAATTCTTTCTTTTGTGGAGTTTTAACTCTTAAAATGTTTTTGATTTTTTCTTTTTCGGTTTCATCAGCTGCACTATATTTTCTAGCTAATGATTTCATTTCAGTTTCTATATTTTTTAAAGCTTTAACTGCTAAATCTAATTTTTTAAATTTACCTCTAGCACCTTTAGCTGCTTTAATTGCTTTAGCATCTACATCATCTTCATCAACATCTTCCTCTATACCAGCATCTTTTTTTAACTGAATTGTTTTTTCTAATTCTGCGTTTAAATCAGCTGCTGCTTGAACATCCTCAGGCGATGCTTCAGATAAAGCTTCAATAATATTTTCTTTGATAAACTCTTTTAATTCAGATTTTTTCATTACAGTATAATTTTTATTATAAATATGTTAAAGACTAGTAAACTTTAATATTTGTTCAATTCGTTCCTCTGTAGAACCTTTAATTGTTTCAATATTATTCATCATATATGCATATTTCTTAATAAAACTCGTGATAGTAAAATCAATAACATCTCTATAATGTTCATCTGTTTCACGTACTCCATTATCTTCTATATCTAAACCATCAGGAGATATGTAAAATATATAATCATATTCTCTAATAAATTCTTTTGCATATTCAATAAATTTATCTTTATCTTGATATGGTATTGATTTAGCGTTTTGAGTAAATGCCATAACATCAATTACAGTTCTATCTGTTATAATATCATTATGCATTAATTCAGCACAACGTTCAGCTAAAAATACTGTTTGACCTTTTAATGTTGAATCTGTATTTAATGGAATACCTAAATCATTTAAATATTTACTACGCTCAGTAGCAAAATTATAATCCTTAAATTGATCTAATTTTTTTAATGCATTTACTAATGTTGTTTTGCCGACACTCATTGTGCCACATAATCCTATCTTCATATTTAATTTCTATGTGTCATACCTTTTGGTGCTGGTTTTTTATACCAAGGTAATCCTGTTTGTTGTCTAATTGCTTCCTTCCACTCTTCTTTACTATATTGTATTCCATATAAGTGATATTCAGCTTTTTTCTCATTGCCTTCTGGAATTAATGCTGGTCCATCCCAGTTATGTAATTTATTATCCCAAATGTAAGCTACTGTTCCGTCAGCTTTCTTTAACTTTTGGCTACTAGGCCATTCTTTGTATTTATTTTCCATACTTCAATATACGTAATTTTTATTAATTTTCCAAAATACTTTCAGCAACTAGTGTACCATGAGCCCCTGATACCGAAATACCTCTTGCAGAAAGGGCATCTCCTACAAAGTGAACATTTGGGTATTTGGTTAACGAAAGATCACTATAATTAACCAGTGGCTCAGGAGCCAGATATTTAACCTCAGGTACATAGATTCCCCAATCGTCTTTCAACGTAGGAAATACTAACTTCATGTCATTGATAAAATCCTCAATGTATTTGTAATATCCTTGAAATGCATCTTTAACTACATCTAAATTTTCAATTTTAGTAGCTGATACATCAATTCCTTCTGAGGTAGTAGATGGTTCTCTACTTGGACTGTAGAATAAACCTGTACTATTTTCTTGTACTTTACCTACTAATTCTCTTGCCCATTTAAAGGGCTTTTCAATACCTCTGACTTCCATTAGAATACCAAAGTTAGTCATATCATTTCTAAATGATTCATCTTTTTTAGCGTGACCATTATAACTGTGATCACCATAAGTTTCTTCTACTGCTACATATGCAGCATTATTATTTGTACAGAATGATCTTAAACTAACATTATCCATCTTTCTATACAGCTTAAAATCATAAGCAATATCAATTAATTTTTGAAAGTGCTTTTGTGGTGCCTCAAATCTAACACCTACTTGAGCTGGTTTTTCTTCAGTTGGTAAATCATATTTTTGCATTATTTCAGAAGTAAAATCAATACCTGATTTACCTACACCAAATATTAATTTATTATAATTTAATCCTAACTTACCTATATCATTTGTAGCTTCGATCCATTTAGTATCAAAATCAATATCATTTACTTTAGTTTCCCAGTGAAATTCTACACCTTTATCAACTAAATAATCATACCAACTTTTACCTATTTCGTGTAGATAATCAGTACCAATGTGCCATACTGGGAATAACCTTAAACCAAAGTATGGTTTAATAAATTCTGGTTCTTCCTCTGGAGACGATAAAACAATTTGTTCTGGGTGTGGGTGAAATCTTTCAAAATTATCTACTACTTGTTTCATTAACTCCATTGCTTTTTCATCACCTACATACTTAGATAATTGTCCACCAATTTGAGTTGAATAAGTTAATTTACCATCAGACCAACCTCCTGCTCCTAGATATCCAGTCATTACCTCCTCATAAGGTCTTTTATATGGGTCTTTACCCATATCAATAATAGTGATTCGACCATCAAAGTCATTATCAACTAATTTTGTAGCAGCATTTACACCTGCTACTCCTGCTCCAATAATTACTACGTTTTTGCCCATTTTAGAATATAATTTATGTTACAATATACGAAAAAAAAGCTGTGGCTCCAAATATTTGGGCCACAGCTCCTATAATTTTTTAATTAAATCGACTGGCTATGAATCAGTCTAAATGTTTTTACTCTTAACTACAACATTTATTATCACACCAACCTATGCATACTTTGTTAAATGTGATTTTGCAAATTAAGTTACAAATTTTTTCTTTCATTTTAATTTATTTTGATTTTTAAATCAGTTGTACCTTTATGTACTCTATGTATTTCTTCTTCGGCTATAAATATGCGATCTCCTGGTTTCATCATACGAGGTAACATGTTATCTTTTTGAATACTCCACCCTTCTCCTTCTAAAACTTCAATCATTCTATCTTCTCTATCTTGATGCCAAACCAATTCTTCTGGGTTTACATCTTTTGAGAATGTTCTAATATTACCTTTATTTGTGTACGGGTTCATTCTACCAAAAAGTATTCATATTTGCACCTAAACCTAATTGACTTGCATATCTAGGTAATCTACAAGACCAATATGATGGTTTTGTTCTATCAGTTTTCTGAGAACATTTATGTCTAGCAGCAAATGCTTTTCTTGCTTTAGGGTTTCTAATTTTAGCTCTTAAACCACCTGATCCAAATGATACTTTTTTAATTCTTTTAGTTTTAGGATCTCTTACATAAACGTAATATGCTTTAGAACCACCTCTTTTAGGTTTTCCTATTGGTGGATCCTTTTTTTCTTTTTTCTTTTTCTTTTTCTTTCTACCTTCTTCTAATGGTAATAAAATATAATCACCATCTCTATGTTGTTTAACAGTAGTCATTTTTTTAAGAAGATCAACTACTTCATCTTTCTTAAATCCTAATTTAACTAATTCTTTAACTAATGGTTCTAAACCAGCTGCTCCACCTTCTTTAGATAATGTTTGTTTTATTACTTCAATACCTTTAACAAAGTTTTTATCTGATACGTCTTCATTCATATCATAATCATTGATCTGTTTATTAACTTTATATAAACGATCTTCTAATTTGTTTAATTGGTTACCATAATAATCAGCTATTTCTCCGCCTTCTGGTTCTGCTTCTTGCTCCATGTCTCTGTATAATTGAGCAATTTCATCTTCAATTTCAGCTTTTATACCTCTTAATGTTAAAACTTCATCAAAATCAATTCTTTCATTTAAATCAATCATTGGTAGATCTAATGGTACGATTTCATTTTCGTATAAATCAAATTCACCTAAATGTGTTTCCATTAAACCTTCATCTTCCTCACATAAATCAAGTACACCTCTAGAATATAATTTTCTTGCTTCTTTAATCATAGATAAATGAGCATCAGAACCAATTCTAAAGACATTTTCCATTAGTGATATATTATTATCAATATGGTATGATAAATTTTCAGATATAAGTTTTTTAACTTTACCTTCAGTTAAGAGTGGTCCTCTTACTGTTTCACATTTATTACATCCACATTTTTGACACATAATTATCCTATTAATTCGTTATATGATATTTCAATTCTATTTCCTGTTGGTTTATCACCACCTTTATATACTAAAATTTCTGGTTCTACAATAGATCTTAAACCTCTTTGTCCTTGTCTAGTAGAATCATGTCTAATATTTAATACAGGTTCTAAATTATATTCTTCTACATCACCCATATCTGTAAGTATTTTACCTACTTTTATTATTAGATCTTTACCTCTTAATTCGAAGCTTTTATCAGTATAAGTACCATAAATTACAACAGCGTTATCTGATCCAAAGATAATTGAATTTTCTTCTTTATCTGGTAGATCAGTAACAATTACACCTGATATTTTCTTATCTGTGTTCGTATCATACATAACGAAAATACCTTTTTTCTCATTGCCTTGTACATCAAGATATGGTCTTAATCCAAGTGGTGGTACCTCTCCATCATTTATTTTATCTAATAAATTCATAAGTACAGGTTTATATCTTCTATCTGCACTTTCCCAGAAACCAGCATTTAATTTTTTAACTGATATTGGGTAATCTTCATTTCTACCATCTATAATAATATCAGCTTTTTTACCTCCTACTACATCTAATCCTACATCCCTAACAGCAATTACATCTTTACAAACATAATCTTTATTTTCGCCTTTAAAAATTACATTTTCAGCTCCTTCATCTAAATATTTTCTTATATTACTAACTAATACATCTTCATTATCTAATCCAGGTGCATTTCTACCTTGTAATCCTTCTGGTTTAATTAAAAATCTAGCACCTTTATATCTTACACCTCCAATAGAAGAACCTGACATTGATCCATCGTATTCAAATCCTTCAATGGCATCCATTTTATTAATGTATTCTGACCTTTGATTTCGTGGTACTAATACTCTATATTCTACACCACTTTTTCTTAAATATTTGTCGTCTGGTAAATCTAATTCTTTTTTTAATATTTCAAGACCTTCTTCAGCGTCTGTTTGTTCTGTCATAACTTTTAATTTAAATTTTTCTTCAGTTAAATCACTTATTAATGATTCAAGTAAAGCAACATCGTTAGGATTATCCATATCTGGGTATCCTTTTGGAAACTTATAAGAATATTTAGTAAAAAATTTATCAAATATATTCATTATGCTTCTACGTCTA